CTTCAGCATAAGGCATATATGGTGTTAGTGCTAATGAAACAGGTCCACCTGGTTTTGATTGCATTGGTACAATCACAAATGGTTGTTTTATATCTGTTACTTCTGAATTGTTGTTATCAATCTTTTGACCAATAACATCTTCACCTGTTGATAGTCTAAATATTTTCAAATTGCTCATTATGTATCCTTTATTGTATTATATTACATTATTTACTTTTTGTCAATAGGTTTGATTCTTCTACTTAACACAAACTCTCGGTTTGGATTTACCGAAGCGTTAAATTTTCTTATCATATCTCTATTTAACAACACGTCATTACGTGATCTGATTCTTTCATCAAGACCAAATTCTACATCTTTATAAACAAACCCATTAAACGTTAAGTCTAATTTAACCACTGGCCTTTCTTCGCCTTTGTCGTCATCTACGTTTGCTCTAAAAATTTTTACTTTGCGTTCAAGTTTACTTGTATGTTTTTTACCATTATACTTCCAAAATACTTTGCCATCTTTAATTTCTATTTCTTCAGCGTGTAATGCACTAACCTCTGCACCATTACCTGTGTCTAATTTAGCTCTAATTAAACCTACACTTTTTAATTCTATTGTTTCAATGTAACCAATCTCTATGATTGATTGACGATCCCAATTGTCTCTATCACTTACATAATCAATAATATTATCAACTAATTGTTTACCTTTAATTGGACCTGTTGTGTTGGGTGTGTCAGCATAATCTTCATAATGATAACCTTCGTAATCTGCACCTGTTCCTGGTGAACCATTTGCCTCTAATACATAAATTTTATCTTTAAATATAATATGATCTACACCTACGATATATGCTTTTGTTGCACGTGCTGTTCTTAAAACTATTTCTATTTCTTCATCAGATAATTTATATGGTTCTGCTATCGCACCTCTATGTACGTTTGACCTAAATTCTCCAGATTTTTTAACACGTCTTGTGCAAGCAAATATCTTATTGTCTACAACAAAGGTTCTTACATCTGAATCAGTTGGCATATATTCTTGTATTATTAATTCAGCATCGTGTTTAAATAGCGCTTGTACTACTGATACCAATGAATCATAGCTATCTACTTTAACTACACCGATACCTTGTGTACCTGTCAATGTCTTTACAATAACTGGAAACTTATTACCTACAATTTTTAAAGCGTTATCTATATTTTTTTCATTTGATATAAATGCAGTCTTAGGAGTTGGTATATTAAACTTTTCAAATAACAAAGCAGACGTAAGTTTATTATCACAAGTTAACATTGATGATCTAGTGTTTAACATAAATGCACCAGAGTTTTGAAATGCTGATATTAAAGAAAGACCTGCTTCATCTTCAATCGCACCTGCACGTGTTATAACAACAGTATCTTTTCCTACAAACGTATGTTCGTTGTCATCGCCATCATAGTTGTAAATGGTTAATGTATTTTTTTCTTCGTCTTTGTCTGTAATGATTGAGTGTTTAGTATTGATAACAAAAAAAGGTATTTTTCTTTTTTCACAAGATCTTTGTAAGAAACTTACTGTGATTTCTTTTTTTGTTTTTTTTATACCAGTCTTTTGCTGACGTACTTTAGGCGATGCCTTAGTTATAACAACAACTGTTATATTATTTTCTTTTGGCTTTTTAGCCTCTGTTATAAAGTCTTTAAACTTAGGTACTTGCATTTATTCACCATTTGTTTCATCATCTTTTGTAATCTTTTTACCAATATTGTATTTAGCTGATAGTGTCCATTCTTTTTTTTCTTTGAATGGTAATACTTTAATTTGACTTAAAGGTGCTTTGTTTTCAGCTGCCTCTTTTTTAACTATATCAATTAAAGCCCAATCTTGCAATAGAATTGCAATTGTATTTCTTCTTTGAATATCGTTTTCTGATAACGTAGCATTTTTACCATCAAGAGCAAATAACTCTTTAAAGTGTACTATGTAATATTTACCTTGTTTATGAAGTATATGACAAGACTGAAATAATGTCTTATCTTTCCTGGATGCTACACCTATTCTTGTAAGTGTTTCTCTTACTTTCAAAAAGTCATCAGGCTGTTTGATTGTTACCTCTAACATATCCTCTATTGACCACTTAATGCTCTCACTCATTAATTTCTCCCACCTTTAAATAACTTTGTCTTAATATGTTCAAGTTGTTCTTTGGTCAATATAGTTAAGGCCTCTCTTGCCTTTTCATTACTATAACCATAATACTCTTTTACATACTCTAAATCTTTTAACTTGGTTTGTGATAACCACTTACCACCAAATCGCTTCTTTTTTCTGATACTATTTATTAAAAAATGAAATTGTAACTTCTTAGGTAGAAAGTGTAGACCGTTCATTTCGTTGGCCGGCATTAGTGTATCCCAAAACATAGAAAGACAACGATTTATAATGTAGGGTGGAAACTTCTTTTCCCACGTCAAATCGTCACTGTCTAATAGTGGTTCTTTTGTTTCGTTAATGGCTTTGAGATAATCTTTTAATTCGTAACTCATTTGAATTTACACCCAGCCATTATTTCAGTTAAACAAGCAACCATATTAATTTCTTGGTCAGCAACAAAGGCAGCCTTGTATTGATAGCCAGCAATAATTAATACTGCTTGAGGTATTGATTTGGGTTCTAAATGTTCATAAAGATTGTCATAGATACTTGTAAACAAAGCACTAGGTTCTTTATCTAGGTTTTGTATAACCCATTTTCTCATACCATTAAAGTCTTTATCTTTCAACTTAACAATAAGGTCTTTGTTATTTTGTTCTGATAAACTAAAAAGAATACCACTATCAATTTTACCACGTACTGAATATCTTTGTAATTCATTTATGGTTCTTCTAAAGTCTGGATAGTATTTTTGTATTACTTCTGCCAATACTTTTTTATCAAAGTCAACATTTTCATCTTTTAATATAATGGATAATCTATCCATAAATTGTGTAGCTGTTTTAACTTTTTGACCATTGACAATTCTAAAGTCAATTACAGTACAACGACTTTGTAAGGCAGGTATGATTTTGTTTTTATAATTACAAGTAAAGATAAATCTACAGTTATTAAAAAACGTTTCAATAAAGTTTCTTAATGCTGGCTGTACCGATTCGGCATTCATATAATCGGCCTCATCTATAATTATTACTTTGTGATTTGCTGAAGCCGTTAATGATACAGTTGATGCAAAGTTTTTAATTTTGTTTCTTAACGTATCAATATAACGACCTTCATCTGAACCATTTATGATAATGTAATCAACACCTATTTCTTCACATAAGGCACGTGCTACAGTTGTCTTACCTGTACCTGGTGTACCTGATAATAATAGATTGGATATTTCTTTTTTCTTAACAAACTCTAAGAAGGTTTGTTTTAAATCTTCTGATAAGATACAATCTTGTATTTTCTTTGGTCGATACTTCTCAACCCATAAAAAATCTGACATAATATAAACTCCTATTGTTAGTTGTTAATATTAAAATTCAGAATCAGGTTCTAATGCTATCCAATATTGTATAGGTTTTGTTCTATTATTAAAGTGACTGATTTTTTGTTTTGATATAGATACATCATAATCATCATTAATAATTTTAAAATTTTCTGCTCTAAAGTATGCAGTAAACGTTTTATCTGTTTCGCCTATAGTTAAAGACCAATCGTTTGATGATTTGTTCTTTTTATCTGTTGCTACTATTTTAATAGACTTACCATCACCTTTAACAGCGACATCTGGTAGATTTAAAGTATTACACGCCTTTAGTAATTTGGCATAGTCATCTTTTTTTAAAGTAAACACTACAGTTTTATCTGGCATAGTAATACCTTTTGATACTGATAATACTACTGATTTATCTGAAAAGAAATATTTGATTGCTTGTTTTGTTGCTTCGTCAGCAATTGTTACATACTCTCCACCGTTAAATTTTAAAGCTGGTTTATTAAATAACTCAACTGCTCTTAAAAATTCTGGTAAATCATATACACCAAATTCTGCTTCAAATTTTTCTGTTATGTCTGCTTCTGCCAATATGTTTTTACCTTGTGATATTGTATTAATTTTCTTTCCAGGTCTAAATAAAATATTTTGATTTATTTCTGAAAAGTTTTTTAATATCGCAAGTGTATCTGTACTTAGGTTCATTTCACTTCTCCTTATCATAGTTTAATAATAATATAACATAATGTACTGCCTTTAATAAGTCAGCACGATTATATCCATTCTTCTTACCATACCTACACAAATATTTAATTGCGTTGGCGTGACAAAAATCTTTGCCAATGTTTAAAGTCTTAAATAAATCTTGTACTTGAAAGCCATCAGTACCAACAGAATAGTGTTGGCCATAAGTGGACTTAATATAATCTGAGATTTCTTTTAAGATTTTATCTTCATTGTATTTCATATTATCAATATATCATAATATAAAAAAAATGTCAAGGCGTTATGCATTTTGACTTATTAAGAAGGTTTCGTATTCTGTAATATCTTTTTGTACTTCAATAGGTAATAAATCAAAAGCAGGTGTGTAATGATTGTGGTCTATTTTGTTTTTATGATAGTTATAAACTTTAATATCCGCTTTTTCATATAGTTCTTTAGTAGTGCAAAGTAATTGTGATTTACTATTAAATGATTTTAATTTTTGATTTTCTTCTTTTAAGACTTTGCAACAAATCGTCATTATATTTAATACTTTAATAAGTAGGTTTTTATCTAAATATTTTTCTCTATATTTTGGTAAAAGTATCATTTGAAAAAAATAAGAAGATGGTCGTAACGTATGATCATCTGTTAAATTTTTATTTGTTTTATAATCTTCGGGATATTTACTTAAAACTTGATGACTTGCAAATAAAGTTATTCTGTATTTACAAGCAAGATCATAAGCAGATCGTTGAAGTGATTGTTGAACTGCTATTTTATCTGTAGGTGATTTATACTTATCGTACAGTTGTATTTTATGTTTAAATTCTTCAAAAAAAATATCTGCTTTTATAGAAGGTATTTTATTTGGTATTATATTAATATTATTTAAATTCATCAGGTAATTGTGGTAAAAATGTAAACTGTAAATCTTTTACTTTTTTCTCATCATATAGTTTGATAAATTGTTTTAATTCGTTTATTTTATTATCTATTAATTTTAATTTTGCATTTCTTACTGCAAGAATGTGATTAGGATTACAACTATCTACATAAGCTACTATGTTAACATTGCAAGACGGATATTTTAATTGAGACTTAACAAAAGAATTAAATACTCTATTATCATAATCTTTATCGTCATTTTCTTTTTTAAATTGTTGTTTAAAATATACTGTATTATCATCAGTATTTAATTCTATTTTTTTGGGTGTAGATACAATCATATTAAAATTTTCGTTTATATAATCATCAACTTGATCTGAATTATAAACTTTACAAATTGTTGAACTGTTATTTGTGTTATGTAATATTTCTGATATGAAAAAATTAAATCTTTCTGGTGTTACTTGCTGATCTTTCAAAGATTTTTTGACATCTGTTTCAGTAGGATTAATTAATTTTGATTGTATTTGATTTAATGTAGTCTGTATTATTTGATCATCTGTTCTAGGAAGTCTGATAAAAGTATCATTATCAGGATTGTTTTCTACTGAAGTCCAATTTAATCGCCAGTATTCAGCTGGCATATTTTCAAAGTCTATAAATTTTACTAAGGCAACTATTATATATTCTTGGTTTTCTAATACGTGTGCATTATACTTATGATTACCAGAAACTAATTCTAAGTTTTCAGTAACACACGGTGGTGTATTTAATTCTACATTATAAGTTTTTTCTCTTATGGCTTTTTGAAATTTATGTACAGTGGAAAATTCTAATTTTCTAGTATTTAAATCAGCTTTAATATCTGTGACTTTTGCTACTAAAGTTTTAATATAAACTAGACCTTTAGCAACTGGTATCTTTATCTTTACATCTTTATTCATAATATAATTTTTTCAATTAGTAACTTATACTATTATATAATAAAAGGGGCTAAAAGTCAATCTTTCAACCCCTTTTAATTTAAAACTATATATTAATTATTTAATATCAATAGTTTTTCGTTTTTTAGATTCAGGTATAATCTTTTCTAATGATACCTTTAATAACCCATCTTTTAACTCAGCGCCTATGATTTCTACATCATCAGCGATTGTGAAAGATCGTTCAAAGTATCTTTTAGCAATACCTTTATAAATTGTATTACCATCTTTATCTTTAGTTTCATCTTTATCAGATTTTTTAGATTTGATGGTTAACTGTCCATTCTCAAAAGTTACATCAATATCTTTTTTGTTGTAACCAGCAAGAGCCACTTCAATATCATAATTATTTTTTGAAGTCTCTACGATATTGTATGGTGGATAGTTTACTGTTGGAACTCTTAATCCAAAGTCATCATTTAACATTGATTCAAAGTGATTGAATACATTATCAAAACCTATGGATAAAGGTCTTAGTTGATTGAATATGCTTAATTGTCTATTAGTCATTTTATCTCCTTTTGTTAAGCAAGTTAAAATTGAAAGCCCACTATTGGCACTTTCAATATTATTTATATAGTTATTCAACTATATTTTGTCAAGTGGTAGTTTGTTTATCACGGAGTAAACTACCAAACACCGATTTTCTACAGTATTTTAAAGTAAATACTGAACTTTTTAACGCCGTATAGGTCTTACGAATTGCCTATACTATAATATATATACAGGTTCAATTGAGCGTTAAAACTAGTAACCTCTTATATCTCTCATCATCTTTTGCTTCTTTAAAAAGTTAGCTCGCATTTCTTTTGCTTTTCTAACTCTTTTTTCAGATGGCTTTTCATAAGTCTGTTTCATTTTGTACAGTCTCATAACGCCTTCTTTAAGAAGTTTCTTTTTAAGAATACGCATTGCTTTTTCAACATTGTTATTCTTAACTTCTATTTTGAGTCCCAATTAAATATACCTCCTTAAGGTGTTGCGAGTGGCCATTATTGGCCACTCAGGACTAAATGGATAGATTTAGACAATGTCTTGCGACTTGTCTTCCTCACTATCATTGGAATCCGTTTGAGATTGTGCTGTAACTTCTGCTTGTCTTTGCGACTCCATAATTTGGTCGGCAGTAGCACCAGCATCAACTTTAGTGTATAAATCTACAAATGAAGTTTTAGTATCTTCATCAAATCTATTTGTACACAATTCAATTGCTTTTACTTTGTTATTAAAGATTGAGTACGCTTGTACAATATGTACCAATCTTCTGGTAGAAATAATCTCATCTACACCACCATCGAAGTAAGTTTTTCTGATAACATCAGCCCACGTAACAAGTTTGTTAATGTAGTTGGTATCTTTTTTACCTGTTGCTTCTAAGGTATTGTTTAAGATTTTTTCTTCAGTTTTTGCATTTGGATATCTTTGTTCAAATGTAACTGGAAATCTTTCTAGGAAAGCTTCGTTAAGAATATTGGTACCTATAAACTTACCATCTTCTGAACCTTGACCTTTAGTATTGGCAGTCGCCACTACGTTAAAGCCATCTTTTGGTTTTACGAATTTGTTAATCTTTTTAACAAACACACCTGACCCTTCTAAGATCGGTTGTAAACACATAATCTTATTTGAAGCAAGGTCGATCTCATCTAATAAAAGAAGAGCGCCTCTTTCCATAGCTTCAATAACTGGACCATTCTGCCATACAGTTTGGCCGTCTTTTAATCTATAACCGCCAAGTAAATCGTCCTCATCGGTTTCAATTGTAACGTTTACTCTAATACATTCTTTTTTAGCTTCGGCACAAGCTTGTAATATAGACATTGTTTTACCGTTACCAGAAAGACCTGTAACAAACACTGGATAAAATTTACCAGATTTGATAATAGATTTAATATCAGGATAGTTGCCAAATGGTACAAACACTGGATCTTTTTTAGGTACAATGTCGCCTGTAAGAGAAGATACTATATAAGCGGCTTCTTTTTTAATTTCAACATCAGTTGTTTTTTCAACCTTACTTGATTTTGAATTTGCCATAGGTAATTTATAACTACCTCTACCTACTTTATATTCGTCAGATTTTAACCAAGACGGGTTTTTCAATTTTTCTGATTTATAAAAATCATTAATTTCTGCTCTAGTTAAAACTTCTTTTTTATAAAAAGCATAAGCTTTTTCTACGAAGTCTTTTTGAGTCTTATTAAGTTCAATCATTTACTTTAGTCCTTTCATCATTTAGTTTATACATATATAATAACATAGCATTGTGTCAACATTATGTCTTTTTTTAAAGAAAAAACCTTTTAAATTCATATACTTAAACGATTTGTTCTATAAATTTGTTTAATAGCACTCTGGAATACAGTCTATTTTTCATAGATTTGGTGAATATCTTTTTAATTTCACTAGTAGTATTACCACTATTAATATTACTCAAATCAGCGTTTTCAATATTCATATCTTTAGCATTAACAACATAGTAAGAATTATAACCTGGTTTAGGTATTTCTAATACTTTATCTTTTAAAAATTGTTTTCTAAGTTTTTCATAATTTGAATTATAAGTTAATTTACCATTAGCTGAAATATACTCATCTACAAATTGACTAAAACTATTTTTGTTAACTCTTTTAGATAAGTAAAAACCAATTGTAGTAACATTATATTTTGATTGTAATACTTTTAATAAAGTTGATGTAACGCAAGATCTGTATGAATCATAATGTCTACCTGTATATTCTCTTTCAGTAGTATATCTTTTTTTACCATCTTTAATAATTGTTTGAGTGTCCCATTTTTCAATGGCAAGTTTGTTATTGGGTTTAGTGGTATCAATATTATAATTAGCACAATCACCATTAGATTCGCCATCTGTAAGAGTAATAAATGAAAGTTTTTCTATTTTATATTTTGCTTGAAATAAAGGTATTAATTTATTACACATAATAATAGCTTCATTTAGTGGTGTTGATGTTAAGTGATACTCTTGTTGTACTGGAATTGGATATCCTTTATGGTGTAAATCATCACTTGCATAACTAAATGATCTATTGAAATAATTGGCCATCATATAAAGGTATAATAATGATTCGTGTAATACTGTTTTTTTCATTCTATGGCTAACAACGTTTACTAAATGAGATTTTTCAGCAAACATATTACCATTTTTAAATTTAAAATATTCTTTTGTATCGTCTTTTTTGTCTTGTACATCTTTAAACAAATACACTTCAAAAGGTATATTAATTTTTTGACAAAACCAAACTAGGTTACATAATTGATGTACAGTTTTATTCATTAGATCGCACATTGAACCTGACCAGTCTAATAACATTATCATACCGTGGTTTTTACTATCAGGTAATACTGTTAATCTTTTAAAAATATCATCACTAAATTTGTAGTTTTTTAATTTAAGAGAATCAATAACTCCTGTTTTATCAGCAGTAGATCTTTTATGAGCAGTAGCTGCTTTTTTCATTTCAAATTCTTTAACAAGATACATTACAGTTTTTGAACTGTCTTTTTTAAATTTTAGGAAATCTTGTTTAATCCAATTCCAATATGCTTTATACATATCAGTATTAAAGTTTCCATTAGTAATTTTGCCTGAACAATGACCCGATACATTGTCTTTCATATCTTTTAAAAATTGTTCGTAAGATACTAAAGCATTTTTTAAATTAGGTTCAGGTAAAGTAGCGTATCTATAAGTTTTACTTTTATCTAATAACTTATCTTTTGATTGTTCAAAATTTTGATCTGTAATACAAGTTAACGCAGTATCAACTTTAACATTATCACCACCAGCACCAAAAGGATTACCAACAGACGAATTGCCTTCTTGTTTATCTTTTGATTCTTCTGATTTATTATCTGAAGGGTTGTTATTATCGCTTTCAGTTTTAACTGTAATTTGAATTGTAGATTTACCATTTTTATCTAGTTTATAATTTTTAGATAATGGGTGATTGTCAAAATCTGGTAACTTAGATAATTGTTCTAATTGTTTTTCTTGCCATCCATATAACTCTTTAGCAATTTTTAATACATCAGTAAATGTTTTAATATTATCAATTCTGTCAACAAATTTTTGCTCTTCTTTTGAAAAGTTAATATTTAATTTTTTAGATGATTTGTAATACATATTAATTTTATCAATTAACATTAAATCTGTATTTACATTTTTATCTTTTAAACCAAAAAAGTTTTGTTTCATTAATACATCAAAAGCATTAATATAATTTCTTACTATACCTGGATATTTTTTCTGAATTAATTTGTCTATTCTAGTATCTTCAATAACGTTAACGTAAGCTCTATACTTTGGATCTTCTAATTTAGACCAAGCTTTTAATGGTGTATGTAAAGCGTGAGAACATTCGTGTGCTGTTAACATATCGTAAACATCACCTTGAGGGTTTTTAAATATAGGTAAAGTAACTATTCTGTTTTCTAAATCAAAGGAAGCTGTTTTTACGTTATTATGTTCTACAGATAAGTTTTCTGTTGCGAATAGTTTTGCAAGTTGTGATTTAGAATCAATGTTTATATTATTAACTTTACTCATATATATAATATAACACCTTACCTATCAAATTACAATGATTATACTGCAATTTAAAAGATATAAAAATCAATGACTTATTATAGATTGTGTCAAAATTGTGATGCTGTCGCTCTAAAAAATTAAGATTTTAATGGTTTCAGCACTTTTAAATATATATTATCTATTAAACTTTTCATACATAATGGCGCAACCATTCTTCCAACTCTTTCAGCTTGTTGATCAAATTTACCTGATAGTTTAAAATCATCAGGTAACCCCATAACTCTTTTTAATTCTAGTATAGTTAATTTACGATTTTTTGCATAATGAAATACTCCTGATAAACCCATCTTTTGTCCTGCTTGTGTAACTGTAGGACAAGGTAAATCGGGACAAGGTCTTATCATATTGAACATAGATTGTTTTGGATTAATTTCTATATATTTTGGATCTGATGGTTTTAAATGTTTAGTAGGATTAAATTCTAATAGTTCTATCCATTTTTTTTGAAACGAACCTTGTACAAAGTCTAATAACATCTTTTCTTCTTCAGGATCGTTTTGAATATTATCTATTGCTTGTTTTAATGTAACTTTAGTTCCTGATGGTAATGGATATACTTCACTTTCCATATTCATAAAGTTTAATCCAATTTTACTCATTATATCATTTCTAATGGCAACAAAGAAACATCTTTGTCTAGCTTGAGGTGTACCATAATCCGCAGAGTTTAATACTTTACCTACTGCCTCATATCCTATATTTGAAAACTCATTTATAATACGATTGTAATATTCTTTTGCTTCACCCATTGTAATACCAGCAACGTTTTCACCAATGATTACTTTAGGTTGTATATCATTTGCTATTCTAATAAATTCAAAAAATAAATCTTCTATGTTTTCAACTTGTTTATCATCTGAATATTTTTTAGTTTTATCCCACCCCTTTTCTCTTTTACCTGCAATACTAAATGCTGAACACGGTGGAGAACCATCTAGTATATCTAATTCACCTTTTGATATCTTGGCAAGTTCTAAAAAGTCTTTACCCGTTAATTTTTTTATATCATCTTTAATAACAGGTGTATCGGGATAATTTTCTTTATATGTATCAACTGCTGCATCTACAAATTCATTTACAACTAATACGTTACCACCAGCTAATTTATAACCTGTAGAAGAACCTCCTCCACCTGCAAAGGTAGAAATAACTGTAAACAGTTTTCTTTCAGCTGACGTTAATACGTCTTTCATTGTATATGGTTTATACATTATTCTTTTTGTTGATCTATTATATCTTTTTGTGACCACTGTAAGGTCTTACTTCTATTTAAAGAACCTGCACCTTCAGCAATACCTGGTTTTAATTTTGTAACTTTACCACCTTTATCTAAAAATTCTTTAAGAAGTTTATCTCTTTCTTCTTGTGACATTTTAGGTTTTAAAGGTTCATCTGTAAAACTAGCCATTTAACATTCTTCTCCTTTCCAATCTACTTATTTCTTTTTCTGCTTTTTTATAAGCCATATCAAGTTTTAATTTACTTGCACGTTCAGTAAATAATCTACCTAACATATGATCATATTCGTGCTGAAATATACGACTCATCATACCATCTAAATGAGCTTCTTTTAAATCGCCTTTTTCATCTTCATACTTAGCAACTATTTTTCTAGGTCTAGTTAAGTTCAAAAATAAAAAAGGAAAGCTTAAACACCCTTCTTTCATAACAATTGTTTCTTCTTCTGCAGATATAATCATAGGATTAAAACAAGTTATTTTAACTCCTTTTTCTATTTCGGGATGCCCACCAAATACAAACATATTAAAAGGTAATCCTACTTGATTGGCTGATAACCCCAACCCTCCATATCTAAACATTGTTTCAAACATTACATCTGAAAGTTCTTGTCTATCTTTAAAGTTATGTTCTTTTAACATACTATCGTTAAAAGGTGCAATAGCACTTAATACTCTAGGATCACTTGGCGATATTAATTTAAGTGATTTTTTTTCTGTTTTCTTTTTTTCTATTTCTTCTTTTGTAGCTAAACGTGGATTAACAGGATTTCCATTTTCATCTACTTTATCCCACACTACTTCTTTTATTTCATTAGACATTTTGTAACCTCGTAAAGTTATGTTCTTTTTCAAACTTAATTATATTAGTAAACTTATCAAATAGTATATCACCTTTATGCGATATAATAAAGATATTTTCTTTAGTTAATGATCTAAGAATTTTAAAGAAATCATCTGTTCCTTGACCATCTAAACTACTATCAAAAATTTCATCTAATATTAATAAGTTTGTATGAGCACTATTTTTTATTTTAGCTATTGCTCTCCAAGTAAACACCAGTGCTAGATCTATTCTTAGTTTTTCGCCTTCGCTAAAATTATTATAATCAAAGTTATCTCTATGACGACTTTTTACTGTTTCATTAAATTCTTCATCTAAATGAAAAGATACAAAGAAATCCATTGATTGTAAATATTGATTTATTAAAGTATTCATTATTGGAATATACTTTTTAATTATCATTGCCTTAGCACCTTTATCATTTAATAATTCTCTTAAAACATCAATGTATTGTTTTTCTTCTGTAATTCTTATTAGTTCTTTTTTACTTAATTCTAGGTCAATTTTTAATTGATTTAATTGTTCTTGTATATTCTTACCATCTGTTTGTTTATTTTCTAAAGATAAAATCTCACTATGTATATTATCACTATATTTCTTTAATGCTTCTATTGAAGTATTTGCTTTTGCAACTTTAACTAATAATTCATTTACTTTTTGTGATGTTGCATTTAGATTATTAATAACAGTTTCAGTTTCTATTATTTCTGATAGTAGTTGTTTCAGTCCTTCATCTAGTTTTGATATCTTAGATGTCTCTGCTGTTATTTTGTCAGACTTAACAGACAAATTTATATTCTGTGTACATTCGGGACACGTGTCATTGTTTTGAAAAAACTCTAATGTTCTTTTATGTTTTAATAAATTTGTTTCTATTTTGGCTTCTAGCTTTGATAATTGATTTGCTTTTTTATTATAAGTATCTAATTCTTTTAAAGAAACGTTATATTGTTCTATTTCTTTATTATAGGTATTAACTTCTTCTATATATTTTTCTAGTGATTTTTTATTTTCTTCCAATACAACCTTTTTAACATCTTTGTCGTTTATGTTACGATTTTGTATCTCATTAAAATGTTTTTGTTCTAATTCATATTTTGATTCTACTATATCACATTTGTGTTTTAAATCTACAATACTATCTGTTAAGGCTGTTTGTTGATTTCTTAATAGAACGTCCATATTTCCAAAAACTCTTATATCTAATATTTCTTCTACAACCTCACGTCTATGTCTAGGTCTTAATCTCATAAATGGTTCGTATGATGATGACCCTAGTATAACTACTTGTACAAACGATCTATAGTTTAATCTTAAAATATTATTTTCTAAATATCTTTGATAATCTACACTAGATGCATCTTGATTTAATAACTGACCATCTAAGTATATTTCAAATAAAGTGGGTTTAATACCTCTTATAATTTTATATTCTTTTGTACCTATACTAAACTCTAGTATAACTTCTGTGTCAGCATCATTAATTGAGTTTACAATTTGTTCTTTTTTAATTAATCTGAATGGTCTATTAAATAACGCAAAACATATTGCATCTAATAAAGTAGATTTACCAGCGCCGTTTGTACCTATGATTAGTGTTGAAGGTGCTGTATTTAAAGCTATTTCTATTGGTGTATTACCAGTAGATAAAAAGTTTTTCCATTTAATTTTTTTAAATACTATCATTCGTTTGCCTCAACATAAAGTTCTTTTACATAATTTTTAAGTTTGTTTTTATCTAATGTAGTATCTATTTGATCAATATAATTATTTAAAAATGTAAGGGTATCTTCACCTTGTTCTAAAATATTATCTTTAACTGTAGCTGTTAAATCACTTGTAGTATCTTCTATAATATTTAATTCGTGTACATTAATTTGATTATGAAACTTATCTATAAGTTTATCAAACATATCCTGATTCTTTTTTTGTACAATAAAAAGTTTTACAAAACAATTTTCGTATTCAGTTATATCTTTATTTGTATAATCTTCTTTTGTATCATCATACATAAATTTTTTAAAAATTCTATTAGGGTTTGGTATTCTAATTAATTCTCTAGTCTGTGTATCAAACATATGAAAGCCTTTAGGACACTGAAAGTCTGACCAAGTAATTTCATATTGTGTTCCTAGGTAATAGATATGTTTGTCATCTGATTTTTTATGAAAATGTCCTGATATAACTTTTTCAAATCTTTTAAATTGATCTTTGTCTAATCCTTGTTCATTAAGATGACCTCTGTGCATTTCAAAACCTTTTATTTCTAAATGACCCATACATATTTGTGCTGTAGATTTGTCTATTGCGTGTGATGATTCTTCTGCTGTTGCGTCACATATCCAAGGTAAAAATAATATATCAAGTCCATCAAAGTTAACTGTTTTAGGACTAGTGTATATCCACGGTTCATTTATTCCGTCAAACGTTGTAACCAATTGTTGCATTGAATTTACTTCATTTGTATTTTTATAATATGTATCGTGGTTACCTATAATAATATGAGTATCTATTTTTAAGTCCCATAGTCTTTTCCAAAATTTTTTTTGAAAGTTATGTGCTACTTGAAAGTTAATAAATTTTCTTCTATCAACAACATCGCCTAAATGAATTACCGTTTTTATATTATTTTCTATTAAATAAGGAAAAAAAATATCATCAAAAAATTTGTTTTGATATTCAATAAAAGCAGGGGAGTCATTACGACAACCAAAATGGGTATCGTTTAATAAAGCAATTTTCATACTAATTAATAAAATATTCTAATTTACTTTTTTTCTTTTTTTTCTTTTGATTTTGTTTTTTCATCTCTCTATGATGAGCAAGACTTTCAATCTTGGGTACTTCTTCTATAGGTAAATTCTTTTTTAAAAATTCTGTAAATTGATTATGGAATTCTCTATCTTCGCCTGGTTGTAATGCCATATCATCAAAGTTTGAATCTAATAACATCTTATGCTTAATTGTTACTTGTTTTTTTTCTTTTTGTATTCTTCTAATAAATGCGTAATAGATAATCTGTGTGAAGTAAGCAAATGGATTATTTGATTTATCTGGATCAAAGTTGTCCAAATACTGTAAACAGTTTTCTATACCATCAGAAATCATATCATCTCTAAAAGTATAATTAATAAAGTTTGGTCTATATGATAAGTGATTTGCTATTTTTAAAAAACAAGTACCTATGTAATTAGTAACAGGAGGATTTACCTTCCCGTCTTTTTTAGCTTGTTTACACATTTTCTTGTACTCTATCATAGCGGCAAGAAAATCTTTATTACTTACGTAATGCTCTTTTGACTTTTTTGATGTTGTCATTATTTAAATATACTATAGTTTGTGTTATTTGTCAATCACTTATACAAAAAAATGCGTTTTAAAATTGGTTGACTTTTTCATTTAAAATGATATACTGAGCTTGTAGAGCGAAGAAATAGTATAGAGTTAGAGTTAATGGAGTGTTTTCTTTTTATCTCTAAAGCCATCCCACAATTCATTATACTTATCATTCTCCTCTTTCGTCAAAGGTTTCGGCTTTTCTTCTTCTTTTCTTTTTGGAGTTTCTATTAGATCATACTTAGATGATACATCATAATAACTTTTGGCTAGTTCGTCCGTGGCTTTAGTAATAGTTATAATTTTATCTTTTGGGAGAGTTACGATTAAATCATTTGTATATGCTGTCCATTTAATTAGCGCAATATAATCTCTTAGACCTTTAGCTGTTAACTGTGATACGTATTTAATTTGTAACGGCCTTTCTAATCTAAGTAATGGAGAATCCTGTGGCAATTGTTCCTTAGCCAGAGTGCAAACAATATCATCGCCGTTTATTAGTTTAATTATTTTTATCTCTTCCATTATTCAATTCTATGTTATGTATTTCGTAGGTAAAGTTTTCACTTGTGTATATATTTATTCTCTCTCGGAAATGAGCTAAAGTATAGTTTTCTTTTCCATTATAAGAAAGGTCATCAGCTATATCATATAGTGTTGCACTTGATTTATTATCCTTTAAACGTAAACCTCTACCAATAGATTGTAAATTACGAATACGAGATTTTGACGGAGATGCAAAAACTATGTTATGCAAATTTCTTATATTAATACCAGTACTAAATGTTCCGTAACTAGCTATTATAATTGCGTTATCTGATTTCTCAGTTATAAATCTAATCTTTTCTCTTTCTTCAGCTTCTACCCCACCATAAACGAAAAATATTTTTTTATCTTTAGCTTTATCTTCTATAAGTTGTTTTAATATAACTCCGTGTTTCTCTACATACTGAAATAGTACTAAAGAATTACCTTGTAAGTTTAAACATAGATTACGAATATATTTGTTTCGTTTTTCATTTGATACTAAGAAATCCATTTCTTCTTGGTAACTTTTATCTTTTAAAAATTGTTTAGAGTGTGTATCGTGTTGAAGTATTAAACATATAATTTTAAGATCAGCTAATTGTTTCTTTTCTTGTAGTTCTGAAGTAGATGTAACTTTATTAACAGCGCCAAACAAACCTTCTAATACTAGTTTATTAGTTTTAGTTCCATCAAGTGTACCTGTTAAACCATAACGATACTTACAATCTTCTAGTTTAGTCATTATTTTACTTAAAGAAACTGCTTTAAATAGATGACACTCATCACCAATAACCATACCAAAAGATTTAAACCATTTTTTAGGTAAATTATAAACAGATTGCCACGTTGATATAATTACATTTTTATTTGTTTCTTTTTCGTGACCTTGATATATTCTATGTATATTTTTATTTGAATCCCAACCATAATCTTCAAAGTCTTTATATAACTGTTCTACCAAAGACGTAGTAGGAACAATAATTAATATTTTTTGATTTAATTTTTTTAAACGAATTAAATTGAATCTTACTAATAGATAAACTATTAATGATTTACCTGAGGCTGTAGGAGACAATAATAAACAACGATTTTTTCTAAGACTGTGAATAAATGCTTCTCTTTGATAATCACGCACTTCTAAAGGTATTTTTAAAGCATTTATAAATCCATCAACAGCTTTTGTATCTACCTCAGTATCTTTATTTTTAGTACCATCAACAACTTGTATTTTGTTTTCTTCACACCATTTTAAGATATAAGGATATAGACCAGCATATATTTGTCCAGTAGCATATGAAAATAATCTAATACGACCATCCCAAACTCTATTTCTAAAAGCAGGAACAAATTTATAACCTGGTACCTCAAATGTAAAATATTCTGATAACTCTCTACGTATAGAATCATCAGCTTCTATTTTAAGATATACTTCGTTTTTCTTATCTATGATAATGTATTTAATAAGTGTCATTATACAGCGCCACTTGTAAACCTTCTCCACTCTATGGCATTTTTAATTGTATATGTTCTATTGATTATTACTCTTAATGTACGATCTAAAAAATCAACAACAGTATGTAAATATACAACTTTTTGAGACAATAACTTTATTTCTTCGTCAGCATCCAAATACTTGTCTATATCAGTTTTTAATATCTTTAAATCAAATGGTTTAGCAACATATACACTAGGGTCTGACTTACCAGTGTAATACTCCCACTTATCACGTCTAAGCGTCTTTAAATCGTCCTCAGCACGTGTTAATAGAAGTTTAAACTTAGTATAATGTTTCATATACTTATTATGTAACTGTGGTGTTTTTAATGATTCTAAGTCCAATTCAACATCATTAATTTTAAGATCTTTATCTGCTTGTTCTTGTAGTTCTTCAAGTGTCATTAATATACTCCAAATGCCCATTTTTTTTCTTCACACCACCAACACTTTTTACAGGGCTTTTTATATTGATTGGTTTGTTCTTGGTTTTCGTTTATACAACTATATGTATAAGGTAGTAAAGATTTTAATAGATTGTTTTCTTTATAAATTAAAGCAATATCTTTTTTATTTAAATGATATAAAGGAATAAATTTTTTATCAATTTTAGTACCATTATTATCAATCATATATTTTTGATTGTCTCTTTTCTTGTCTCTATTTTTATCATCTTCAAATTTAACATTAGGATTTTTAGTTGCACCTAATACAATAAAATCAGTTTGTTTAAAACTATTAAAATCGTTAGATGACAATTCAAACTTATGTTTTAAATACTTTATTATTTTTTTACAAAATTTAAATTTAGTTAACTTAGTTATTTGTTTTAATATATCATCAGACTTCTTATTTAAAAAATGATTAGTGTGATTCTTAGGTAAAAAAATTAAAGGTGTTATTGTTTTCTTAATTTTATTATCTTTTAAATATTTTGCTATCAAATAAGTTAACAATGTACTATCACTTCCACCAGACATACTAACAATAATATTATTAGTAAAAGCAGGCAAATCTAATGTTATTTTTTTATGTATTTTTAACATAATATAATATTATTATAACACAAAAGTATAATAAAATCAACCTAAGTTACTGTTACTAATGTCTGAGAACCACCAGGATTAGCAAAGTTATAAACCTTATATTTAAATGTAACATCTACAGTTAAATAATTAATATCTGTTGCTTGTTGATTATAATTTAGATTACCAACGTTTATAGGAAATATATCTTCAAATCTTATTTCAAGTACAGGATTGTTTTTATTAGTTAATATCATAAGTGTAGCATCGGATACTGTACCACCTTGACTAGGCGATCCATATTTAACTTTACCAATCTCACTACTTACTAAACTTCTACTTGTAGGAAATCTATCAGCACCAGCTTCTGCTAAAGTTTTAAATTGTTCAGAATCACTAGGAAATCCTAGTCCAACTAACCAACCGTGGATTTCTCTATAGTTTTCTAAATTTTCATCTACTAAAAAAGTAACCTGTAAATCACCATATTTTAATTTTTCTCCTGGATATGGAATATCTTTTAATGGTGTTTGTTGTTCTACATAATTTAAACTTACTCCAGGAACGTTTATAGCAGTACAAAAATACTCTACTTTTGGTAACTTAATTATACTAAATTTAAACTGCGTAGGACTAGCATAATCTAGTTTAGTGGGTTGTCTGTTATAGGAGTTAGTAATTGTCATAGTAATATTTATATTAACTTATAATACGTCTTTTAGTACCTTTACGTTTAATATCTAATGTTAAACAATGTACACCACCTTCCCAATATAAACTATGACGTTGAGGAATACAATGGCTATTAATGTTTAGAGTTTTTAAGTATTTAAACAATTCAGGTATCTCTCTATTGAATAATATATTATTACTATCTAATATTAATACATTTAAATCAAAGCAAACTTCTTGTGAGAATCCTCTCCAATTATTTAAATATGATTCTAAATAAGACATTGAATATTTACCACCCGTTTCTTTATACTCTTTAACATATTTTTCAAAATTTAAAGGTGGAAGATACTTACCAACATCAATTAAATTTTTATTTCTTAAACATAAAGGAACCCAATCAATATTATTATGTATTACTGTTTCATCATTTATTAAAATAAAACCGTGATCTATGTGGCCATAATTATCTGTTATGGTTCCTTCGTTTTCAATAAAACGAATATCAGGCAAGTTTCTTTTAACCCAATTCAATCCTCTTTTAGAACCAGGACCGGTTCCATTATAAATTACACTATCTCCTGCTTTAAACATAACAGCAGTATGAAATAATAATTGTTCTTTTAATAAATCACTATAGATATCTTTTCTAGTATACCAATTATCTATATTACTTAAATCTTTTAATATAGGAGGTGGACTAGATAACCAGTTATAACCTTCTTTAAATAACTGTGTAAATATTTTTGAATAAGATAAAGAATCAAAATATCTATCAGTATAACTTGTATAAGTTTGTAATATAGTATCACCTATAACAATGTATTGATCTCTTGGAACTATAGGACAGATTGGAAAATTAACTTTAAAATTAACTAAATCAAATTCTTTTTTATATTTAATAACTTCAGGTCTATGTACTTTGATATTTGATTTAATTAAGAAATCAGAAAGATTATTTAAATCTTCTTTTGTTTCTTCTAATATTTTATTAAACCCAAGTAAAGTTTCTTTAGGTAAAGCCCAATCTAAATCACCAGGGTCATAACAATCACCAACAATAACTTCTTGTAACGGATCAAATTCTGTGTATATCATTTACCATAACCCATAATTTCTTTTAAATACTCTTTAGACCAATTCTTATAATAGTTTGTTTTTTTTAATACGTTTCTTGCGTTATTTAATTCTTTTTTATCTTGGCACAATATTATATTATGTTTACCATTACCTGTAGATATTTTTTTTATGAAGGTTTTAGATTCTTTGTGATCTGGTAAAAATATATAATTTCTATATTTTTTGTTTAGTATCTTACATTTACTTTTTAATTTACCAACAGAAGTCTTTTCTTTGATAACAAATATGATAACATCACAATTATATTCAATTAAATCTAAATTTATATCTTTAAAATTTACTTCAAATACTTTATATGTTGCAGATTTAGCAAAAGGACAAACTGAATAATTATTTAGGATTTTTGATTTAAATGATATACGATTAATCCACAAGTATATATCTTTCATCAATGATTTCATAATTTTATTTATATAAAAAAAAAGGGAGAGTTTTTTAGACTCTCCCTTTAATCGTGTTACTAGAAAGTAACAAGTAGCTTACATTAAGTTAGTTACTTGAACTTTTCTGTAGTATCTGTTCGCATTCGCAGAACCAGCACCATTGATAACCGCAGTTGCAGATGAAGCACCAGCTTCAGCAAATGGGTTAGCTTGGATACCGTATCTCGTTTTGAAACCAATTTTTGGTTGGAACGAGTCTTGTCCTACTGCTCTCACCATTTGTAGTGGAACGTATGGACAATAGAATATTCCGGCATCATACTGTGATGTACCTTTATATCCTACTACGAAGAACTGTTTAGCTGCTTGGTTTGCAGAATACGGATCGATATAAACTTTATATCTTCCATTTAATATTCCAGCAAAAGTGTTACCTGTGTCATCTACATTAAGATTATTGTTTAATGCAGGTGTATAGTCTAACACGCCAGCCATTTGTAGAGCAGACGCAACATCTGAAGAAGTGATCAGAATGTTACCTTTTCCTCTACGTGTTCTTTGTGCGATATAGTTTGCTTCTCTTTCAACTTGGAACATTAAACCTTTGAAACGTTCTACGGACCATCTTCCGTTTGAATCTGTATCTAAGTCAAATACACCAGCTGTTGTTGTAGAAACTTGAGCACCAATTTCTGAATTGATGTAAATAGTTCTTACAACTTCTCTATTGATTTCCGCAAGGATTTCAGCAGATAGAATATTTGCAAGTTCTGTTTCAGCATCTAAACCGTGGATTGCTTTTAAGTCTTGAGCAAGTTCCATAGTGTATTCAGCTTTAAGGGCTCTTGATTTAGCAGTTACAGTCGATTTCTCGATTGAAAACGCCATTTCAGCAAAGCTATTTCCAGAAGAATCACCTAGTGCTTCAGCAGCAGCAGTTGACATTCCTGTACCAGTTGTATAAGTTCCTGGTGAAGCGTCATTTAATAACGCTGGGTTAGTTCCTGAATCAGCAGTAGATGAGTATCCACCTGTTGAAGAACCAGCTTTGTTTCTACCAGAGTAGTCAGTATCAGCAGCATCAAATAATGCTTCATTTGATGTAGCTTGTGATTGATATTTCGCTCTCATAGCGAAGATTAGTCCAGTTGGACCAGTCATAGGCTGTACGCCTGCTATGTCGTATGCGATAAGATTTGGCATTGCTCTTCTTACTAAAGAAATTAGGATTGGATCCCAATTTTGAATGTAAGATGAATCAGTGCTGTTTACTGGAGCAGCTTCTGACATAAATGCTCTATCTTCTCTTAGTGCTCTCTCTTGGTTTTCCAAGATAACTGCAGTTACCGCTCTTTTATAACTATCCGTAACTTTTGGGAGTTCTGGATGCTCAAGGACCGGTGACCACTTTTTAACTAATTGTTCAGATAAGTACATATCTTTTTTATTCTCCCTTTATTTTTTAAAACCCAATTTAATTGAGTCTTTTGTTTTTGTGATAGCGGCCGTATAAGCAGTCATAGCGTTTGACAAATCAACTTGCGTTGTTTCGCCTTCGGCAACGTTATCTATTTCACTTTTAGATGAAATCTCTTTTGTTGAAAAGTATGACTCTTTAATAGTCGATACTTTTTTCTTAAACTCTTCAGCATTAGAATATTCAATTTCTTCTGCTAATTTGTTAAATTTTTCTTTATTAGTATCTGTCAAGTCTTTAGATACAGCATCTACTATATCTTGTCTTGTAAGTTTACCAATTTCAGAATTTAATTTAACGTTAGCTTCGATTTGCTCATTTAATTTTTTATTAAGCTCTTCGATTGTAGAAGCTTGATCTTCTAACACGTCATATTTTTCGTCTGGAACATTAATGTAATGATCTTCAAATAATTTTTTAAGACCAGTAATAAAGTCCTCAGCGATTTCGCCTTTGATGCCTCGCTCAATAGCAATCTCGTTTTGTTTAATCCATTCTTCAACTACGTAGTTTAAGTATGAATCAACTTTTTCAACAAGCTCTACTCTTGTAACATCAAGTTCTTCTTTAAGTTTTTTATTGTAACCATCTTCGATCTTTTGTTTTTCTACTTTCAATTTTGATTTGATAGCAGCTTCAAAAATAGTTGCAGCTTTTGCCTTAAATTCTTCAGTTAATTTTTCATCTCCGATTAATGCTTTTACATCATCAGAAACGTCAATAACTTCTTCTTTTTCAGTTTCTTCTACTTTTAACGTTTCGCCTGGAGTTGCAACTTTAGTAACACCAGCTTCTGTGTCTGGTTTTTTACTAGCGTCAACATCTGCAGCTTTTGCGTTTTGTGCGTCAGAAACTTTTTTATTATTTTTTGTAGCGTCAGGATTGCTGTCAGTTGGTTTAACAACCGCTGCACCTAGATCTTGTGCTTCGTTAGAAAGCTTTGTAGGTTCAGCTGCTACAGCATTCTTCTTTGGAGCATCAGCAATAGTTTCTTCAACTATCGTTTCTGCTTTGACTTCTACTGTTTTTTCTGTAGCCATTTGAGAAATCTCCTTTATTTTAATCGATTAAAATATCTCTCTTTTAATAATGATATTTATAATTGTTTGATTTTCTATTATAGTTTACTTAAAAAATCCTTGAATATACTAGCCTTTTTCTCAGCTAATTCAATTTTTTTTGTCTTAATTAACTCTTGTTTCCAAGCTTCTACGTCTTGTTCTACAAGAATTCCATTGTTCCATACCCACTCTTTTGTTTCCATAATACCTTCTACGAAGGCATCTGGAGCAGATGGATCTGCCACAATGTCAGCGGCCGTTGCTAAGTAGAAATCTTCCCCTACAAAGTTTTGACCATTTTTTTGTACTAAGGAACCCATACCTCTTGATGACACGCCTAGTTTAGCGCCTTCATCTATAAGACTTTTTACGATCTTACCGTATGGAGTGTCCATAATTTTT